TGTCTGCGTATTTTGTATGAAAGAGACATTTTGTTTAATGGTAGTTGCATCTTTTTCTACAGTAGCAACACGCTTATCAAATCCGGCTTGGTTATCCTGCACCTTAGTTACAGTAGATTTTACACCATCCACACTTTGCTCTAATTCATATGTTGACTTGCTGAAGTCTGTTGGAACAGAACCCTTTTCTAGTTTAGCTTTCTTGAAACGAAACCTTTTCCCTTTAGATGCTTCATTTCTAGCAAAACGAATTCTAAATCCCCAACCAGTAGCACGAACATCGATTTTAAACGTCCATGACTCACGACGCCAGTCTTTAGCTGGCACAGGCTTTTGTACTGACTCACTCCACGATCCGTTGATGTATTGGAATAAAATAAAATCTAAAAGCACATCATTTTGAATGTCTAAAGATATTGTTATATCTTTCCCTTTTTCAAAGTCTCCTATCTTAGTATTATCTAGATGGAATTGATAAAAGGCGTCTGTATGATCTTGACATTCAATCGCTACGTATTCGCCAGGCTGAACAAATGATGTAACTTTATTCAACACCGCGCCACCAATCATCCCGATTGTTTGAGGTCTTTCGTTTGGGCCTGTATTGATTAGCCAGTTTTCAACGCCTACAGTACGAGCCTCAACCTGTTCTAACTTTGTCGAGATTTTCCCAGCTTCTGCTTTAATTTCAGTTGTAACTTTGATAAATTCGTTACTGTCTGCCTGGTCTTCAGGTGCAGGTCTCCACGGATAAACTTTTTTAGTTAACGATAGCATAGGTGAAGTTTGTTGGTATAAAGCGCCTTTAGGTATTGATTCAGCTTCGAATCTATATACAACATTTGGATCAGCGGCATCAGATCCGACTGGAATTGTTACCGAAACTCTTTTCCATTCTCCATTAACTGTTGTTTTACCAGCACTGTTAGGAAAGAATACTTGTGTAGATTCCCCACCTATCATTCTAGCTGTTACAGAAAATGTTACAGTATCACCAATTTTTATTTTCCCTCGCTTGATTAATTCACTGGGTTTAACGGCTATACCTTGCCATTCTGTATCAGTTTGCGCGATAGCATTCCCATTGTACGTGTCCTTAATAACAGATAGGCGAGCACCTTTTAAAGATAATTCTTCGTTAGTTGTTAACGTCTTAGTTCCTCTTACAAGGTTGATAACATCATCATCAAGGTTATTTACATTCTTTTCGATTCGTTCGATGGTTTGCTTTGTTCCATTTGCATCTTCTTCAACTTTATTTAACTTTTGAATTGTTTGTGATGACGTTTTGTTGATTTGTTCAATGGAACTGGAAATACCGTTAATGTTTTGTTCTGTTTTTACTACACGATCTGTAATACCGTTTTGATCTTTTTTAATATCGGATACAGTACTTTGTAGCCCTTCAACGCCTTTTGTAGTCTCAACGATTGTTTTGTTCATATCTTCTTGAGTACCTTGTATACGTGTGATTGTTTCTTTAGTTGCCTCGTCACTTTCTTCAAGCGCCTTAGTTACCTGACTGACTCTTTCTTGTTCTCCTTTAACAGCATTGAAGTCTTTTTGTAGATTGTCTGCTTTCGTTTCAGCTTCTTTAACTCTAGCATCTAGCTTTTCCGCACTAGCATTAATATCTTTTGTCACCTGTTCCAACGTTTCTTTCTTAACTGAATCAACATCAGGTACGACCGATTCCCAAGCTGCGCCTGTCCATATTTTCAAAATACCAGGCTTTCCATTGCTAATATCACGCCAAAGTGTCTTATAAGGTCTAAGCCCTGTTGTCGGTGGATTCTTTGCTTCAATGATGTCTACCGTGTTATTTTTAAGATTCTCTTGTACTTTTTCAGCCAATGTTTTCGCTGCTTCGGATTCTTTCTTAGCATCACTAGCTGTTTCATTTGCATCTTTCACTAATTTATCTAACTGATCCAGTATTTCTTGTTTCTCACCGAATTTACTAAGGATTCGATTGTAAATCTTTTTTAATTCCTCGTTCGGATCAGTAAGTTCACGATAATCACCAAACACATATTTATCCTGTGTAGGATCCGTAAAAGATTCATCACCAGCAATTACACGTGCTTCTAGGTATAACTTAGGAGTGAAGCCTGTATCTTTGATTCGGATTGTATCACCCTCGTTAATTAGTTCATGTGCTAGTCCGAAAATACGTCCAATCGATTGTGCTTCTACTACATAAGAAACGGAAGTATTGACTCGTTTCCTTAATTCTGTTTTCATGAGAGTCATAAGCCGCTCTGGTGTCATATTTTGATCTTCTGTTTCTGGAGTGTAGAAACCAAATTTATGTTTACCATGCGCATTCCATCGCTGAAATGCGTCATTATCGACGATGTAAGGTAGTCCTTTATTTATGCTCTCCACCGTGATAAGTTTGTCACCTTCACCTCGTACAAATCCGACAAGTGCTGTGCAAATATCTCTAGAATGTTCAATTCTTCTAACCTCAACTAAATCTTTTCCTAGAGTTACTTCCTTGCCAGTTTCTCGCCCTCGCTTCTTTATCATATCTACGTACCAGCCGGTAATCTTGGAACCCATTACTTCGACGCGATATTGGATTTCTAACTCAAACAAAGAAGCAATTTTCTTTAAAAAAGTGAGAGGATCAATAAATTCGTCGATAGTCATAGTGTGGAATGAAGAATAATCCGTTATTCCACGTTGCCATTTTGAATCGGCAAGAGCGATATCAATAAACGTATTAACTGTTTCGCTCTCTATACGTTGAGGTTTAATAATCCCATCTTTCGCTATTTGAACCCAAGCACCAGACGAGTGTACAGTTAAAGATCTATCATTTGAATCTTTTTCTACTTCATTGTTAATAACATACGGAACAATGCGACCATCTCGTACTTCCTTTAAAACCAAGTTCTGCTGTTGTAATGTAATTGCATGTGGAGTGCCGTCAAAAGTTGTAAAATCAAATATATCAATGTTATTTTTGATTTCCCAATGACGGTTATCAGCCCAGTAATCTTTTGGTTGAATAGCTGATATAATTTGATCTGTTTTAAAATCAACAACATGAAGTAATCCACTTGGTGTTCTCATCTAAAACGCTCCCTATATGTAACCTTTGCTGTTCCAATATCAGATGGCATAATTTCGATTATATTAGCACCTTTATTAATAACAGGAAAATTACTGAAAAACTCTTTTATGTTAATCGCGTTTTTCCCTTCAATACTGACGTGAGTGTTCTCTGTATCGATCACTACTTTATCACCAACATCGAATATATAAGGTGGTGTATTTTGATTATTTAAATTTACTTTCCAAAATTTCAAATCAGAAACTGTCATCGCTTCTACTGGTGGTACATCTTGCCACTGCATGATACTAATCTGGATTTGAGCTGCTTTTTCCATATGCTTATTGTCTTTATCAGTCCATCTCGCAAAGCGTTCTGAACCATCTTTTTCTGTTCCAGGAAGAAATTTTGAAATATAAGCCTCCCATACATTTCCGGTCCTAGCAATCCACAACCTACCATAATACTGATTCCATGTATTTGGATAATCACCACTCTCATAAATTAAACCTGTTTTTCCTGGTTTGTTATCGTATCCAATAACCATCGTTCCAAAATTTTGTTCGGCTTGCCAATAGAGATCGTTCATGGCAATTTTTGAAAGAACTTTACTGTTTTCATCGAGTATCGCTATCTCAACTCGTCCCATTTCATTGATTTTCTTGCTCTTACAAGTAACGTAAGCTTGCATGATAAAATCTTCTACTGGGCCACCAGGGATACTTTTTTTAACAGCTGCACCGTGCCATCCTTTTCCCGTTCCAAAATCAGAACAATAAAATTGATATTTATCTGATTTCATTTCACCAACCGGTTCCCCATCTTCCATTGAGCTGACTTTACTCCATCCGACCGTAGTGGCCATTTCATCCCATATAAGCCTTTGATTCCTTTCTACAGGCTTTTCCACAGTTTTTAGCGGCATCCCAATACGAAAATAATCTCGATCACTTAAAGATACCCCACCAAACCATACATCTAAAAAAGTGTTCGGTTTCGTAATTTCAATCTCAATTATAGGATTAGAATGAACAGTACCTTTATTTTGAACATTTGCTATTAACCCACGTCCATCCATTTCAAATTCTACCGTTTTAGTAGGTCCTAACTTATATGGCATTTCACAAACAAAAGTAAGGACTCCTTCTCCTAAATTCACTAATTGCTGTGGGTCAAACGATTCATCAATAAGGGCCAAATACGTGCGATCTTTTTCATCATCAAAGATCAGTTCTTGAGGTTGATCTGTAATAAGCCAATTAGCTATTTCTTCCTTTAACTTTTCAGCCTCTTCCATAGATTCATAAAATAATGCAACCGGTATAATTATTTTTCTCATTTTTGTTTGTGTTCTTATCAAACGCCCACCTGGATAGTGAGGGACTTCAAGGAATGTACGTTCCAAAGGAGCCCATGCAGGGCGTTTTTTACCCTGCAATGGGATTACATTTGAATTTCTTTTCCCGTTAAAACTAAAGAAACTGATTCCAGTCATATCATCACCTACCTAAAATACTTTCAATCTTTCTTTCTCGCTTTCTTGAAACTTACTAACATCTGAGTAGATTTCCTTTGCTATTTCTCTGCCGTTTAAATTAACTTGCAAAATAGTTGGACCTTGTGATGCATATTGTTGTGCTCCAGCTTGTTGAGTTAATGGTAGAGACCCCATTATTCCGTTAGCAATCGCGTCGAATGTTTGTTTGCGAAGCGGTAAAACTGTTTCATCATATCCTCTTGCATCACCAACACCAATCAATGTCGGATTACCCGGTTTAATTAAAGCGCCATTCGCTGCCCATTTGACGTCGAAAGATGGCAAACCTTCATCAGCCCAACGCGCTGGGTTTAATGATCCGTTTATATTAATCTTCGGAACAGGAATATGAACACCACTAAACATGTTCTTAACGCCTGTTTTGATTTTATCAATCCACTCCATAACACCTTCCCAAGCATTTTTAAATGGGGTTGCGATTGCATCTTTCACTTTTCCGAATACTTCTTTTATCACTGTAAGGGTGTCTCCTGAGCTTTTAAAAATACCCTCGAACATGTCAGAGAATACCTTCTTTACACCATCCCAAGCTTCTCCAAACAGCCCTTTCATTTTGCTGCCTATTTTGCCAATGATGCCAAGTACCTTTCCAACACCCCATATTTGAATGAAATTCCAAATGAATTCCCATGCTCCTGATAAAATCTGTTTAATGGCATCCCATACGCCGGTCCAATCACCAGTCAGCAAGGAAGAAAATAGTTTAATTGTCCCTAAGATGATATCTAAGGCCCCATTTATAACGCCTTTTATGTTTCCCCATACATCTTCAATAATGAATAGAACAACAGGCATTACAAATTCAATAATGCCTTTTATAAGATCAAATGCATTTTTTACAGCTTGGACAATCTGATCCCCGTTTTCTTTCCAAAACGCCGCAATCTTTGCTATAATCCCGTTCACAAATGACATCACATCTGTTAATAAAGGCATTAAGTAAGGAGCTATTGTATTGAATACACCTTTAATAAAATCCCAAGTAGCCCCGATTATTCCCATAATTACAGGAGCAGCAGCTGAGATTAGAGATTGTACATTTTCTATAAAACTACTTAATTGGGCATGTACATCCTGAACGAACATGATAATATCCACTTTTTGTTCTGGAGAAAACCCTAACTTATCCAATAAATTACTAGCAGCTCCCCAATCACCAGATACGAGAGCTTTCATAGTTTCTACACCATATTGCACTGCCGCTGTAGTTTCTTGTATAAACTGAATTGCATTAGCTGAAAACCCTAGTTTAGTAAGGATGTCATAACCTTCAACTAGCGCATTCCTATCCCCAGTTGCAGCAATCCAGAATTGCTCGATAGCAGCGCCAACTTGTTGGATGATTCCAATTGCATCACGAAGTGGTTCGAATACTTTATTCATCGCTTCTTGACGTTGGCGAGTTTGCTCAATACCCTGTTGAAGTTTCTGGTATTCAACTTCAGATTGGTCGAGGATTTTATTGGCTTCTTCTTGAGTCATGGTCCCTTCCTCGACCTTCATTTTTAACTCTTCTTTTTTCTGAGCTAACATACCATCGGCATTCATCATATCTTCAGCGTGCTTCTTAGATAAAGCAAGTTTTTCATTATACTCTTCTTGCGTTATCTTCCCTTTTTTGAGATTCATATCAAGAATGGCTTTAGATTGAGCTAACTGCTGATCAGTTTGTTGCATTAGCTTAGCTGCTTCAACAGCTCTACCAGATGGATCAAGCCAGTCAGTAAGAGATTTAACAGCACTATTTGTTCCGTTTGTCATTGCAACAAGTGCTGGTTCAACATGCGAGAAAACAACAAGTCCTAAATTTTCTAATTGTGATTTAACGCCATCAACTGCACCTGATAAGTTATTTGCCATTGTTTCAGCCATAACCTTTGCAGAGCCTTCAGCAGTTTCGAGGGTATTTACCATATCATCAAAGGCAGGTTTACCACCTTTAATAACTTGAATCCATCCTGCATACGCTTCTTCACCGAAGATTGCTTTTGCAGCAGCGATTTGTTGAGCGTCAGTTAACTTCCCGAACCCATCGTGTAATTGACCGATAATTTCATTCATTGGTTTTAAATTACCTTGTGAATCCTTTACAGTTACATTTAATGCTGATAATGATTTAGCTGCTTCTTTCGGCGGGGCAGCTAAACGAGATAATCCGGCACGTAATGCAGTACCAGCCATAGAAGCTTTGATACCGTTATTTGCAAATATTTGAGCAATTGCTGCCGTTTGTTCGATGTTTAAACCGAATGTAGCAGCTACAGGAGCTGCGTATTTCATGGTCTCGCCGAGTTGTTCAACATTTAAGTTGGCAGTCGCTTGGGCTAACGCGAATACATCGGCCGCTCTTCCTGCTTCAGAAGCCTTCATTCCGAATGGTGTCATTGTATCTGTTACGATATCAGAAGCCTTTGCAAGGTCTAATGCACCAGCAGTTGCTAAATCAAGTAGTGGTTTACTAGCTGCAATCATTTGGTTAGAATCCCAACCTGCGAGAGCCATATATTCATAGGCCTCGGCTACGTTGGTAGCAGACCATCTGGTATCAGCACCAAGTTTACGAGCGTTAGCCCCAAGCTCAGCCATTTGTAGTCCGTTCGAACGCGAAAGAGCTTCTACCTTTGACATTTGTTTTGTGTACTCAGAACCAACATGAACTACACCAGCAACTGCGGCACCGACACCGACAGCGATGCCGACTAATCCGCCCATAGCTATAGCAGCTCCACCAACAGAAGAACCTAAACCAGCTGCCGCAGCACCAACTTGACCAAATCCACGACCTAAGATACCTGTGGTCCTTTGCCCGCTTCTTTCTGCATTAGCCAATCCTCTTTGTAACTGATCATCCTTTAAGAAAATTGACCCAAACATCTTAAATAATTCCATTTATTCACCCGCCTTTCCGCGGATTTTTGCAACACGAGCAAACACTTCTTCTTTTGTGAGTTTCTGTTTCGGTGTTTGTTCGATTGAATCGTTGTATTGTTTTACCTGTTCTTGCGTTGGATTTTCGCGCTTATGTTTAAATTGAGGGAATGTTTCATTACAGTACGGTTGTAAGGCGCACCATTCTTCCCATAACATGCGGTCCATCTCTTTTTTCTTTGCGGTGAGATACAAATTAATAACTATTTCTGCATCCAAACTCTTTATGTACTCCATATTTGGATAGCGAGAAGCTAACGTATCGATGAAGTCTATTTCATCAAGTTCACCGCATTGGAAAAAAGCTTAACCAATCCAACTTCTGAATCTTTAATTGCAGTAAACAACTTAACTAACTCTTCTAAATTTAAAGTTCGTATTGTTTCCCAATCTGGAGATGTTTTTTTATCATTTTCATCTTCATGAACTAAAAGTCCAGCTACAAATTCAAAGAATTCTTGTTCCGCTTCTTCTAATCCGAAAATAAACTTCATGATAATGTCGTACCCAAAAGTCTCTTGTGCAGCTAATACATCAGCTTGTGTTGCGCCTTCTTTATTTCGTACGCCCGTCATTAAATCTTTAAGTAAGTTAATATCAACCTTAAATTTCGATTTCTTCAAAATACGAACTACAGAAAATAAATCTCCGCCATGAATTTGTCTCACTTTGTATTCTTTTTCTTGAATTGCAATAGTCACATTTATTCCTCCTTAAAATAAAAAGAGCAGGGATTTTCCCTACTCTTTAACCTGCTGGTATTAATTCAGCTGCTTCTGTTGCTGTTAAAATACGTTTTTTCCATGGTACTTTTCGAATGTTTTCTGGATCACGATGTCCTGTGAATGTCACTTCTGGAACAACTTCACTTTCGTTTTCAAATCCTAGCTCTAATGAACCGTCAGATAATGCGTTATATACGATAATTTCAACGATATCTCCACCTAAAGTTTCGCCAACCCATGCTACGTTTTTAAGATAGCTATCTTTTGTTAGACGTTCTGTAGCTTCAATCACGTCGTACTTAATTGTTTTCCCGTCTTTTGTAACAGTCTCTTCTGATACTTTTAAACCCGCAATAAAATTTTTGATTTTTTCTTTATCCAAAAATTCAAGTGTCTTAAAACTAATTTGAGTTTTTGATTTTGTAATACGTTTCATCCCCATAGTGTCACCTGGAGAACCATCATATTCAATCTCTTTAAACTCTGGTTCGTATTTAAATGAGCCACCGCCTTGTGTAGCGCCTACAGGAAGTTCGTCTTTTTCTCCATAATTAAAGAAAAATGCACCCCAATCTCCGAATAGGACATTCTCTGGTTTTGGTTGTGGAGCTGCCATATAATCAACCCTTTCTATTGTTTAAAATAAGTTCGTAAAATGAATCGCACTTCTTTGCGTCTAATATTCGGGTCTGGATCAGGTACTTTCTGACTTGAAAGATAAGAAATAGCAGCACCAAATTCAGCGCTGCTTAATCTTTTTCTATGAAGATTGTTTTCTAGTTTCATAATCAGTTCATCTATTTTACTAAGATGAGCAGAAGTACCGTAAATATCAATTGTAAGCATGATATTCTTCCGTCCCCATGGTTCTTTATCATCGTTAACTGTATACACCAGATAAGGCATTTCAGCCGTTGTTTTCGCGATTTCATAGTACGTGTCTTTATGAATCTTTTTCAATTCACTGTGTAATGTATTTATAAAGTCATTCATGGTATCTACCTCATTAATGACGAATAGGTTCGTGTTGCAGCTTGCGTAATCATCGGTTTATTATTCTCCGCTGCAGGTCTAAGGAATGGTTGAGCATGTTGCCCTTGCGTTTTAACCATTTTCCCCGTTTTTGGGTCACGGTACATCCATGGAGTTTTCCTCCCGTCACCATCAACCGCATAGACTCCTGTGCCCTTCTCGACGTATATGCCATAGTCAGCGGATGTACCAATAACAACCTTTTCTAGTTCCGCTTTAGAACTAATACTGCTTCTTAAATTTCCAGTATCTACAGCAGCTAATAGTTTGGCTTTAGAACTAACAAATTGACCAACAGCAGTATGAGCCGCTTTCTTTGCAGCTAAATGCCTTGCCATAACAGCAGCTCTATTTGATTGGAATTTCATGCTCATATGGCAACATCTCCAATTCTATTTGAAAAAATCTACCTGCATTCATTGGATCACCGGGATAAGTAACGCTGTATACTTTATTATCAATAACTAATCTATCTTGAATAGTTACGTCAAATGGAAAACAGTAAAAGAAATGTGTACTTTCCTCTTCTACTTTCTTATTACGTGCATCCTTTGTCCCTTGAATGGCATCTAGTACACCTTTTACAGTGTTTATTACTCTCCATTCTTCTGTAGGATATGGTCCATCATCAGAACCATCATTACGAAGTACTGAAGCATCTTTACCAAACTTACGAATCATCGATTGAATCATAAGACACGTAGCCTCACTTTCAGCCCTTTCGTAATACTAGCAGGATAATCTCCAATATCATCATAAGTAACAGAGTAGTTACCTAATGATTCACTTTTCTTCCCTTCTCTCTCCTGTTCCTTATACTGATGAATCACCATTTTGGAAATAATACCAGGATAAGCAGGAGGAAACTCAGGTATTTTTCTATTCGTATACTCAGCAACCACAAGCATTGTATCTTCAATATCCACTAATAGATTTTCAGGTTTTTCATTAGGCAGCTTTATTTGTACACGCTTTAAAATTTCTATTTTCATATCCATCTAATCACCTACTTGTGTAAATGAAAAAGATGAAAGGCTTATTAAGCCCCTCATCCTGCTGGTGGTGCAGTTGGTGTAGTTGGTACGATTGTAGCCGTAAGCACTGCTAGTGATTCTTGACGAAGAATATCTCCACCATAAACCATAAGGCCACGAATACCATCAGCAAATGCACCTTGTAGACGCATTGCTTCTGTTTCATCTAATTGTTTCCATGAACTTCTTCAGACACAACGATTTGTGAACCGTTGATAATTTGACCTTCAACAATACCATTTTCTAACACGACAGGTTGTTTAGTAAAACGGTCATCCTTAGATAACAATCCAAGAACTTGAGAGTTAATAATTGTGAAGCGTTCAGTTTTAGGTACTTTTTTAATGTTTAAAATTGTATTTAAGTCAACGATATAGTCGTAAGCGTTTTTTGGTGTTAATTCAATTGGAGATTTATCGCTACCGATTAAGTGTTCCTTAAGAGCTTCTGCATACTTACCTAAAATAAAGGTATCAACTGTTTCCTGAAGTACCGCGCCAGCTTCTTGTGTATGCGGATCGATTAAATTACCTGCTGCTTGTACTGCATCTACATCATCTACTTTGAACGCAAAGTACTTTTTCTGATCCATATTAAGTTCTACTTTAGAAGGATTCGTGTCATCCCATTCTACTTTTCCTTCATAATCTTTTACATTTACTGCCCCGACGCGGTTGAAGATAATTTTGTTACCTTCGATTTTTGTTGGTTTTGTTGTGATTAAATCAGCGATAGAACGCTTGTGGAAGTTCGCCATTAAACGCGCTTCCCAAATTGTTGGAATAAAAGTTGCTACTGACATATATTAATTCCTCCTCATTATTTCCATGTTTTCATATCTTTTTGGATTTGATCCCAGTTTTCGTTAATTTCAGACTGGTTCATTGTTGCTACTTGTTGACGAGTAAACACAGCGCCACTACCAGAACCGGCATAGACTTCGCGCCCTGCTGCTTTAAACTTCTCTGCTACTTTAGCTTCTAATGAAGTATTGAATAACTCATTAAGCTTCGCCACACGACTTTTTGTGTCATCTGCATCAGCACCGATAACAAAGTCCACAAATTTGAGGTCTAATCCTACTTCTGATAACGCCTCAGTTGCAGCCCACTGCATTTCTTTTTGGTGTAATACCTTTTCTCGTTCATCATTTTGCTCTTGGAGTTGTTTCATTTCGTATTCCGCTTTTTCTTGAGCGGTCATAGAAGCAGTACGGAAGCTTTCTAACTCTTTTTTAGTAGCGTTCAATTCTTTCGTATACTTGGTACGCACTTTGTCTTCTGCTGATTGAACCATTTTCTCGATAAACGCTTTTGTCGCTTCATCTAACTGTGGTTCTTTTGTGTCATCAACAGGTGGTGTTTGGTCATCTGGTGGCGTATCATCTGCAGGTGGTGTTGGATCAGAAAAGAATTGCAGATTTGATAAACGTAATGGTAATTTCGTTACTTCCTTTTCTTTAAAAAACTGTAACTGCTTATGTTTTTGTAAAATATTCATCATTTTTCCTCCTTTGAGTTCCTATGAATACGCCCTATTAAGTTCATAATCTATAAGCCCTCAAGTGTTTTTATTTGTATTATTCAACAATCATCCAATCTTCAGCTAAAATATCAGATACACTTGGAACCCACATCGCATGAGTGCCATCAGCACAACGTAATTGCAAGTAAGGTCGTACCTTAAATAAATCACCTTCATTTAATCCCCAAGCTTCTGCCGTTTGTTTATTACAAGGAATTCCATCAGGATATCCTTTTTGATAAACAGCAAACATATTCTTACCGTTCCAACCTTTACGTGACAACTTATTGCCACTTTTCATTAATTCGAGTGCTTTTCCAAAATTCATTATTCTAGACCGTCCTTCCATTCTTCATAACTAACTGCTGTAATAACTTCATTCCTACCTGTTGTCGGGTTTCTAGCCCTTCTCTCAATAAATGGACTAACATCCGCTACTTCCGTAATGAAAGTACAGCGGCAGCGTACAACCTCTTTAGCAGGTAAATTACTATCGTGTGGATATTCACAACTATAACCACCAACTTTAAATAATCCTTTAAACGGTACTTTTTGATGGTCTGCTGCTTGGTGAGTAGGACGTGTACGTTTATCTAATGTAGAAATCCAAATCTTCTCCATTGATACACCTTCGTCAAAAGCTTGCGAGGCACTGTCATAAGTACCTAAGTTTTGTACTCTAGCACTTTCTGTCCATGCAACCATTTGTGCTTTCTTCGCATCCCCATCAAGAATAGGCTTAATACGATTAGCCATTACCGCATACCCTTCACCTTTTCTAAGGCCGATGGATAGTTCTTTACGTATTCGGCTAATTATCTGTGCTCGATGAGTACTTAACCTTTGATTGAGTGTCATTTTATCGATAGGCATTTGTACCGCTCGCTTAATGACGTTCGGGTCAATCAGCCCATATGAAAGGGATACACCAACCTCTTTTTCGATAAGATAACTCGTATAATAAAAAGACTCCCCATATTGAGTGGAGAGTGTTTCATTGAGAGTTTTCTTTTTCTCATAAGTTATTTCATTAATAACTTGCTGTAGTTCACTTTGCAGGTTCTTGTATCGATTAAATCGACGCATTTCCTGCATACTTAACTGCTCATTTATCGCATATTTAGCATAATAAAAAGCCAGTATTCCTCTGACTTCTTCCAAAGCATCTTTATACAGGTAGAGAATCGCCTTTTCCAGCTCGTCCTCTATCTTTTGGAGGTGTTTCTGCTTCTTGTCCCATTCCATCGTTTTCACCGCCTTTATGTACAGTGTCTAAATCGATAGAATCAACCTCTTCTTCCTTCATCTTTTGTAATTCTGCCTTTGGATCAGGAATAACAGATAACATAGATAATCGTGTTTCTTCGCTTATTAAACCCTGTAATTTAGACTGAACATCAGCTTCATCAGATAAGTTTGCTGGAAGGTTACGTGTAAATTGGAACGTCATGCAAAGGTAATCTAATTCTTCTTTATTTGAGCGTAAATTCCAAGCGTCGAATAGTAACTTAAATTGTTGTCGCAATGACTTAGTGAATTTCATTTCTAATGTACCGGATTTTGTTTCTAACGATAGCAACTTATAACGAATAGCAACACCAGTAAGGTTACCACCAAACGATTCATCAGAAAGGTTCACATGCTTCGTGAATCGGCATATATTCTTTTCTAACCTGTCTAGATGATGTTCTAAAATGTTGTCATTAAGGTCCTTAGTTAAAAAATTAGCCTCGCCATTCTCGCCTACATCCAGAGCTCCAGTTTGTTTTAATTTCTCAATGGTATCATCATCTATATCCACACCTTTGAAAATCATATAAGCCAAACGGAACTGCTCAATCTCACTATTTACATCAGAGATAGCCCTATCATATCCCTCAATAAGAGAAATAGCTTTATCGACATCCCCCTGCAATTCTTCATTGTTAGGAAATCCGATAAGTGGTACACCTTTGTATAAATTAGTAATTCGATTTGTTTCTTTCAACTTATCTAAATCTTCACCAGTGTACTCAATGATTTGCGTATCATTGTAAAATTCCACTTTGTATCCGTCTTTGAAATCATCACCATCGATTACTTTGATTGGATAGCAGCGGATAGCGTATTTAGGCTCTGCAATGCTTGAATTAGTAAGAAATATTGCTTCATAAGGTTTGATATTCATAACCTTTTCAATTCCTTCTTTGTCATGGTAAAGCAGTCTCGCTCCATAACCGCAAATAGAAGCAAACTTTCCTGTTTCCGCGTCAGCATCTTCGGTATGATTCGATTTTAAAAAGTCTTGGATACGCTTCAATACTTCCTCGTCTTCATGATCTAGACTGTATGAAATAGGCAATCCGAACATATATCCTATTTTTGTATCAATAATTTCAGAAAAGAAATCATTGTTTAGCTTGTTGTTAACCTTGTCCTTATTCCCATCACCTTTAAACTCACGTGTGAATATAGGTACGCCTTTCTCACTTGCTTTGTAACGCTCATACCTATTTATCATGCGTTGTTTTAGTGGTTCAAACTCATCAATAATCTTTTTGAGTAGCTTAGGTGTGGGTTCACCATTTTCTTCATCCAGTAACGGAATGTAGTGTTCAAACATCGTCTCACCTCCTTAATAGATTGACTTAACAGCTTTCGCTTTGTTATTAGTTACCACGACTGTATTTACAAAATAACGATCACCATCCATCTGGTGGTCATTTTCTTTATTCGGTTTATCTTCACCACGAGCTGTAGCTTTTTCATCCCAAGTATAAGAAGCGTATTCACGAAATGTTTCTTTACAGCAGTCGTTGTATTTTATTTTCTCTTCATTCAGTAGTCTCGCTACATTACGTATACCATCTATAACTTCATTCTTAGCTTTAATAACTTTGAAACGATTCTTCTTTAATAAAGCGATAAATGAAGCCGCTGAAGGGTCAACTATAATCCCACGAATAGAAATTTCTCCGACAAATTCTTTTAGATCATCCAGATACTCATCATCAGTTTTTTGTTGCGAGTTCTTACGACCGTCATAATGATATTCTTTTGTTTTGTACCATATACCATCACATAAGCCCCATAATCCATATGTCATAGGGTTTTGTGTACCATAGTCACAAGATACATAATACTTCTCGTATTCTCTTTCTTTTGTTTTTACAACATGTTTTTCTTTATTAAACATGTCATATACAATGCCTTCTGCAAGCACCCACAGTCCTAAAATGAATCGTTGGAAGAAAACTCCGCTATACATGCGATAGTATCTTTGCTTCACTTTTTCAGATAAAGAAAGATTATCGTCCATTGTAAAATGAATATGTAGCAGGTTCTTGTCTTCCTTATTATCTATCCATTCGAGTTTGAACCAATGATACGGACCGGCAGGGTTACAGTTAAACCAATACTTTGAGCCTTCGATAGAACATCGTCCTGTTGCCTGGTTTACAAAGCTCTGTGGCATAAGAGCAACTTCATCAAAAAACATACCAGCTAATGTAATACCTTGGATAAGTTCTTGTGATGATTCGTCCTTACCACCGAATATATAGAAATGATTTGTGTGGCCATCTTTGCTAATAGTAAGCATATTATCTGATAGATGGTCCTTCACTTTATATTT